GTTTAATCCTGTGCCTTACGATTTTGATATTACTATGTCAGTAATGACCAGAAATGCTGATGATGGAACACAGATAATTGAACAAATTTTGCCATTCTTTAAACCAGAGTGGACAGCAACTATAAACATAATCCCTGAAATGAATATCTCAATGGATATTCCTGTTGTTATTAAATCTGTTAGCATGGAAGATAATTATGAAAACGGGTTTGAAAATAGAAGAGCGATTGTATGGACTTTAGAATTTACTCTTAAAGGTTATCTATACGGTCCAACGAGTAAGGGTGGTGTCATCACACAGGCTATTACTAATCTTTATGATGATACAATTGTAACTTCTAACACAACTCCTGTATTCACTTCTACAATAACTCCAGGACAACTTGCTAACGGTACTCCAACAACCAATGCATCACTATCGATTGCAAGAAATCTAATACAAGCTAATTCAAATTATGGATTCATTTATGACTTTACGGAAAACTTATAATGGCAAACACTGAAAACATAAGCAAAATTCTAAATGTATCACCGCTTCCTGCGAAAATTGAAAAAGAAATCGTAGAAACTCCTGAAGCAACAGGAAATGCAGCGGTTGATGATTTTAATTATGCAAGAGAAAATCTTAGAAGCATCATTGAAGATGGTGCTGAGGCTCTGGGCGATATGATTGATTTTGCTACGCAGACACAACATCCTCGCGCGTATGAGGTAGTGGCTACTATGATGAAAGAATTAGTGAGCGCAAACAAAGAGCTTCTTGCATTAAGTAAGCAAATTAAAGAAATTGAAAAGCAAGCACCAGCTGCATCACCAAACAATCCAGGAACGGTAAATAACAATCTGTTTGTCGGAAGTACTGCGGCGTTACAGAAATTATTGAAAGGCGAGATAGGTGAATAATGACAGCAAATTCTTCGAGCAATTCTGTTAATGCAGTAATTCATGGTTATACAGGGTATCAAGGAAATTCAAACCTAAAAAGAACTAATGTTTCTGTTGAGTGGACTCCAGAATTAGTTAAAGAATACATCAAGTGTTCTCAAGATGTAACCTACTTTATTGAAACATACATGAAAATCATCAATGTCGATGAAGGTCTAGTGCCGTTCAAGATGTATGATTTCCAGAAAGAAATGGTCGAAAGTATGGCAGACAATCGCCATACTATCATCACAACTGCTCGTCAGGTCGGCAAGTCAACAACAACCTGCGGATTTATTCTTTGGTACATATTGTTCCACCCTGAAAAGAACGTGGCTATTCTCGCCAACAAAGCTGAAACTGCTCAGGAAATTCTTGGCAAAGTTCAGTTAGCGTATGAGCATCTACCAAAATGGCTACAACAGGGTGTTATTGAATGGAACAAAAGATCTTTCCAATTAGAAAATAATTCTCGTGTTATCGCATCTGCTACGTCAGCCTCAGCGATTCGTGGTTACGCAATCAACCTTCTATTCATCGACGAAGCTGCGTTCATTGAAAACTGGGAAGAATTCTTCACATCAGTTTTCCCTACTATTTCATCAGGTAAAACAACTAAGATCGTTCTAGTTTCTACGCCTAATGGTCTCAATCACTTTTACAAACTTTGGGCAGAAGCGCAAAACGGCAAAAATGATTACAACGCTATTGAAGTTCATTGGTCTAGAGTTCCTGGAAGAGATGAAGAGTGGAGAAGATCAACCCTTGCAGGTATGGGTGGTGATCAGGAAAAGTTTGACCAAGAATATAATGTTCAGTTCTTGGGAAGTTCTGGTACGCTTATTTCGGGATGGAAATTAAAAGAGCTTGTTCCGCAATATCCGTTGATGTCAAAGGATGGGTTGAATCAATACAAACAGCCTGAAGAAAATCATATTTACGCTGTTGTTGCAGATACGTCAAGAGGTAAAGGTCTAGACTATTCAGCTTTCCAAATTGTTGATGTAACGTCTCTGCCGTATCAGCAAGTATGTACATACAGAAACAATATGATAACTCCTATTGAATATTCTAAGACTTTATACAATATCTGTAAAGTATACAACAATGCAGCTTTGCTTGTTGAAATAAACGATATTGGTGGACAAGTTGCAGATAACGTGTTGTATGAATATGGATACGATAATATTTTGTACACAGCTCATGACGGTAGAGCGGGCGGGAAAAAAGTAACATTAGGTTACGGTCGTGGCGCAGAAAGAGGCATTAGAACAACAAAAACAGTTAAGTCTGTTGGATGTTCTATGCTGAAATTATTAGTAGAACAAAATCAATTTATTGTGAACGATTTTGATACAATTAGAGAATTATCTACGTTTTCTAAAAAAGGAAACTCTTATGAAGCAGAACCTGGAGCGCATGACGACTTAGTTATGTGTTTGGTATTGTTTTCTTGGTTTACTGACCAGAATTTCTTCAAAGAGTATTCAGACATAAATACAATTACGAAATTAAGAGATAGAACAGAAGAAGAAATTATGGAAGATCTTCTGCCTTTTGGTGTTTTTGATGATGGTAGTCCTGATGAGGAAGTGGTGTATACTGTTGAAGATAGGAACTATGCAGACTGGATCAGCCTTTTCTAATTCCTGAATTTTATAAATATAACAAAATAAGACCTCAATAGGAGACAAAAATGGCATTCAGCATAAGCCCAGGTGTAACAGTAAGCGAAATTGACCTAACTACCGTTGTTCCTGCAGTAGCTACTACAACAGGAGCTATCGCGGGTCTATTTCGTTGGGGTCCGGTTCTATCTCCAGTTCTAATTGGAACAGAGTCGCAATTAGTTAATACTTTTGGTAAACCATCAAACCTAAACCCAGAAACATTCTTCACAGCCGCAAACTTCCTTGCATACGGCAACGCTCTATATGTTGGCCGCGCTGCAAGCAACGGCACATCAGCTGCAGTAACAGCAACAAGCAATAGCGCAGCAAATAGCATTACATTGCCGCTTACAACTGCTATTAACGTTGGCGATATCGTATATTCGTCTATTGTTCCTGCGAATACTCAGGTTTCAACAGTATCGTCTAACTCCACTACTTCTGTTGTTACTCTAACACAAAATATCACTGCTAACGCATCAGCAGTAAGTTTCCTTTTTGCTAACGCAACTGCTCCATTCACTGCTATTGCGAACACAGCTGCTATCTCGAACCCACTAGGTTCATATATTCTTAACAACAGAGCAGCGTATGATGCTGCTGTTCAGAATAAAACTTATCCACTTTCTAACGATACCAACAAAGTGCCATTTATCGCTAAGTATCCAGGCGCTCTTGGTAGCTCGCTGCTTGTTTCTGTTTGCGCTGGTTCTCAGCAATATTCTTCGAATATCGCAAACTCAACTGTAACAGCAAACGCAATTATGTCTGGCTTTGCTTCTATCGGAAGCAATACTCTAACACTGTACTTCACATCAAACGTAGCACCAACCTTTACTGGAACAGGTTCGGCTACTGTTGGTAATAGTACTGTTGCTTGGACTGTATCAAATGCAACTGCACAAAGCACTGCAAACAGCTCGATCGCAATCGGCGACATTATTGCTCTAGGTAATACTACAATTGGTACTCAATACGTCCAAGTTACTGGAAAGACAACCAACACAATCAGTCTTGGTAACACAACGGTAAACGCTTCAATTGCTGCTATTACTCTGAACCTTGCAACAAACTATAACCTATCGACAAATACCATTATCGATACATCAGCAAACAACGCTGGTTCAAATCCTAATGCTACTCGTTATTGGCAGTTCTTCAATAACGTAAATGGCGCTCCTGGTACTTCTATCTACCAGTCAACATATGGTGCTGCTTTCGGTACTGCATCGGTACAGGACGAAGTTCATGTTGTTGTTCAAGATGCTTATGGATACTTCACAGGCATTCCAGGAACAGTTCTTGAGACTTTCCAAAATCTGTCAAGAAACACTGATGCCAAAACAACGGATGGAGCTACTCTATATTACAGATCGGTAATCAACGATAACTCTGTATATGTTTACAACATCGACGATGTTGCTTCAACAGCTGCTTCGGCAAACACAAGAACTGTTGCGAGTGTCACTAGCGCATCACCAACAACTATTCAGTTCGCTTATGGTTCAGATGGTGCTGACGAAACAACTGTAGCAACTGCAGCTATTGCTGCTGGATACGATCTTTTCAGATCACCAGAAAGTATTGATATTTCTCTGGTTCTTGGCGGAAGAACTGATGCGTCTGCATATATCCCAGGATATATTACAGATAACATCACACAGGCTCGCGGAGATTGCGTGGCGTTCATCTCTCCACGTAAGTCAGACGTTGTAAACCAAGTCGGCCTCGAAGCTGCAAATATTGTAAACTTCAGAAATAACGTGTATAATCGTTCTTCGACATATGCAGTTATGGATACAGGTTACAAGTATCAATATGACAAATACAACGACGTATATCGCTATATCCCACTTAACGGTGACGTTGCTGGTCTATGCGCAAGAACAGATAATACCAACGATCCATGGTGGTCGCCAGCTGGCTACAATCGTGGACAGATCCTGAACACAATCAAACTTGCTTATAATCCTAAGAAAGCTGATCGTGATCTTCTATATCAAAACGCTGTTAACCCAGTTGTTACATTCCCAGGACAAGGTACAGTTCTGTTCGGCGATAAAACTCTTTCGACTAAACCAAGTGCATTCGATAGAATTAACGTTCGCCGTCTATTCATTGTTCTTGAGAAAGCAATTAAAAAGGCTGCTCAATATACTCTATTCGAGTTCAATGATGACTTCACAAGAACTCAGTTTATCAATCTGATTGATCCATATCTGAGAGATATTCAGGGAAGAAGAGGCATTACAGACTATCGTATTGTATGTGATACAACCAATAACACTGCACAGATTATCAATAATCAGCAGTTCGTTGGCGATATCTACATCAAACCTGCAAGAGCAATTAACTTCATTCAGCTGAATTTCGTTGCTGTTAGAACTGGTGTTGACTTCTCGACGATTGTTGGCCAATTCTAATAAATAGCAAGATAGGAGAATACTACGATGGCATTCAGTATTGAACAATTTAAAGCTCAATTAGAATTTGGTGGTGCAAGACAGTCACTATTCCAAGTGCAGTTCAGCAACCCAGCAAACTCTATTGCTGACGTAAAGGTTCCATTCCTTTGCAAAGCAGCATCTCTTCCTTCTTCAAATCTAGGAACTATCCAAGTTCCTTATTTCGGAAGAATGATCAAACTTGCGGGCGATCGCACTTTTGACCCTTGGGCAGTAACAATCATCAATGATGAAGACTTCCTGATCCGTAATGCTCTTGAACAATGGACAAATAAGATCAACTCGCTACAAGGAAACTTAAGAACCTTTAGCAGCTCTGCTCCTATTCTGTACAAGTCAAACGCTATTGTTACTCAGTTCAGCAAGACAGGTAAGACTCTAAGACAATACACTTTCCATGGTATTTACCCTGAAAACGTTGCGTCAATTGGTCTTGACTGGAGCGCAACTGACCAGATTGAAGAATTCACTGTTAACTTCAACTACGACTGGTGGGAAGTAACTAACGGAACTACTGGAAACGCTGGCGGAGCGTAACATATATAATATAATGATTAATTAAATTGTGAGGTAACATGGCACAACTGTTTGGCTTTGAAATTAAAAGAGCCGTAGAAGATACATCGTCGATACAATCTTTTGTTTCAAAAGAAACAGACGATGGCGCATTAGTTGTTTCAGCGGGCGGAACTTTCGGGACATATTTAGATCTTGAAGGTTCCGCCAAGACTGAAGCAGAAATCGTAGCAAAATATCGTGAAATGTCAATTCAACCAGAATGCGAATTGGCTATTGACGATATCGTAAACGAAGCTATTGTAAAAGAAGATAATGACAAAATCGTTGAGCTAAACCTCGATGACGTTCCACTAGAAGACACTATCAAAGATGCTATCAAAGGTCAGTGGGACGAAATTTCTAGAATGCTTCAAATCAACACTCACGGATATGATATTTTCCGTCGTTGGTATATTGATGGCAGAATGTATTATCATATCATGATTGATACAGCAAACCCTCGTTCTGGTATTCAAGAATTGCGTTATGTTGATCCAAGA